ATTTTATATGTCATATAAGATGACTTAGAAACTCTTAGTATCTCTCCCGCAGGTTTGTAAGAGGACTTATCACTTTGCTCTTGCGTTGCTTTCATTCTACTAACCTCCAATATCTTTCTTTCTTCTCATGATAATTTTCTACTTCTTTAGTTAATTTCATGACTCTAGTAAAACTACCCCTAGTAGGACATCTATTAGATTTTATTAACATCTTCTTAGGGAAGACAGACAATAATTCTGTATTCTCTATAATTTCATTGTATGTTAATGGTCTTTTCACTTTCCTCATGTGACTTAATACGGCAGGTATCCAAACTCTTCTATGATGGATGTAAGCCATCACTCTTCCTCGCCGTCATCCCACTCGTCTATAGTGGATTGTCCTTTATTTAAATCTACTCCGCATGATGGGCAGTTTTTATCAATAGGTACGGCTTTAAGAAGTGGACTTAGAATTTTTTGGTCACAAGAAGGACAGTGATGTTCTTTAATACTATCAGTTTCCTTAAGAATACCAAAAACTAAGGAGTTTAACCTTCCTATATCACCTGTCATAGCATTAATTAATTGATTAATGACTCCTCTCATTTCATGTATATCTTTTTGTAATTGTTTAACAGTAGGTTTACCACTACTTCCTCTACTTCGGCTCATAAAAATACATGATACTTCTTAGGTTATAAACTTATCATAACCAAGACAATGAATCTAACCCTCTCATAGAATTAATTAATGGTTGTGTAGACCACCCCATTAACTCATAATAAGGGGTAACTTTCTTTACCACGAATCTATCACAAAGAATACTATATCCTATCTCACAAATACCCTCTATATCTTCCGGTTCATCAAAGGCTATGTAGTTCCCTTTACTATCGAGCGTAACTTTAAAGAATGACCCAGTATGATAACCCTTACCTAAGTTCTCATTGGCCCAAGCCGCCCCCGCACTAGGGCCGGACAAAACTTTGTAGTCACTAAGGTTTTTATCTAGTTTACCCTTCATACATAATTCTGTTACATCTATACTACCATCTATTATACTGGTTATAATAGGTGTGATTTTATCATTTACTGTTGCCTCTTGCTCACCATTTAATATCATCTGTATAGTATTGCCCATAACTTCCTTCATAATAGGGGGCATCCTAGCCTGTTTCATTTCTATACCCTTGATATACATTTTAGGTTCGTGAAACTCTCCATCACTCCATGTTACATTTCCAGCATATCTATTCTTAGCCATCAATACCATAGAGGAACACCACTTTTCAAACTCTGTTTCGATAGGACTCATTTCCTTGTTGATGGTGGCTATCAAATCTACTCCTGCCTGTGGATTATCTATTACACAAAAGATACTGTCTGTGTGGCCGTACAACACCTTAGAACCCGACCTTTCAGCACACTCTTTGAGCCTACCTAGTGTAGCCCTAGAAGTATAAGTAATACTTGATGCTACATCGGGATGATACAGACCATATTTAGCATCTCCGGCTACGCCGTACATGGATGCTACGAGTGACTTACAAGCATACTGCATAGTATCCCACTTATCGTAGTTATTAGGGTCAGATTTCATAAGTGTTTTATACTTATTTCTAGTATGTGTCATGTAATCCATTTGTCTAACCAAAATCCCCTTTTCACCTTCGGAAAACTTAGTACCATTACCACAATCTTTACCATTATCATCAAGAGTATCCCAAGATATATTATATAGAGAAGCGTTACTGTGATACATAGCCTTAATATCTAGGATACCTACGTTCTGATACACTGATGGCTCTACTTCCATAACATCAGCGCCGGTATAAGGTTGGTACTCAAACTGTGGAGAGGTAGGTATTCTTACATTTGTTTTAGGGTCTTTTAATACTAGGCTAGAAAACATCTTAGTAATAAAGGGAGTAGAACGAATATCACATTGTACTAGATGTTGTAGAGCAGTATAATATCCTATAGCATTTACTTTAGCGTCTAATTTAGGTAGAAGTCTTACGTCTTGCCTAGCATAATGTAAATAAAGAGGAAGGTCAGTCAGATATGTGTCGTGACCATCGGGAAGTTCAATCTTCTTTTCTCCCAACGCTTCCCAAGCAACATCATCTAATTTATATGAAGGTAATTTACCATTCTTTAACTCCCATAGTTTAGAGAATCCAATCATCAAATCTATACAAACTCTACCTACTATTGGTTGTTCCCAATCTCGGTAACTGTAATTGATTCTCCTATAAGGACTCATAAGAACAGGGTTAAGACCACAAGCACGACTTCTTTCTACAATAGTTTTTATATCAGCCCCTACTACGAACCATCCAGTAATAATATCGGGGTCTTGTTTGTTCATGTAACCTAAGAAATGCTCTAGCATATCTGTCTCATTAGCAAATCCCATAGCCGGTGTATCATAAGTATAATCCCCATATTTATTAAACATAGTAGTCTCGGTTAAGTTTTTATCTACAAACCATACATATTCTTTGTCAGTAAAAGAATCATTAACTACTATAACCCTCATCTTTTTTGTGGTTGGACTCCATTCGCAATCAAGATACCAAACCCTATGGTCATAATTTTTGTAAGGTTCTTCCCCATCATTGATTCTATCAGACAAGACTCTATTAACATAAGGAATATTTGCTTCCCATGTTTTTATGTGTGGGTTTTGTTGTTTAAAATCATATACAAATCTAGGGTCTGCTACTACAATCTTAGTAAGGTTTTCTCCGTAGACTCCTTTGTAACCTTTTTCTTTACTAGAAGAGGCTATACCTATAGCATCATTATCTTCTATAAAAAAATAAGGGTTATAGTTAGTTAGTTTATCAGTCTTACGAACACCTTGCTCATCTCTATAGCGCACATTAACTGTACGGCCTCGACCTTGAGTAACTATCACGCCTATTCCTCTTGAGCATTCGTAATTCTTTTGTGTACTCTTGTAGGAATCTCTAATTTTACTAACCATTGGTTTATAGCAGTAGGTGTAATACTAAACTCCTTACCTATGTCTTGCATAGACCTACCTTGTACCACATAAGCGTCATGTAACCATAGTGGGTCACGGTATTTCTTAGGCTTATCCTTTTCTATTAAAGTAATATTAACAATATATTTATCACTTTGGGATATGGCATCACCATCTATACCTAGATTAATCATACCTCTTAGATTTTCTACTACGTCTGCTATTAATTCTTCATCATACATTTCTTCTGTATCCATCATTTTATTCACCTATTATACTTGCTTGGAAGACAAAATCTTCCGACCCTAACTCTATCAACATTTTAATTCCCTGTTCGGGGAACTTATAAAAGTTGAGTTTGATAGAACCATTAAGATTACTGAAAAGATTATCAAGACCACCCTCAAAGGTAGCCTCCCAATCATGAAGGATGGAATCTGTGCTTAAAGAATAAAGAGTTTGACCTTTAAGTTCTTTACCTGTTTGTATAGAAAACCCATTGGAGTTAGCAATAAAACTATAACGGTTAATTTTCTGACCATTCATTGAATCACAACGTAAAGCCTCAAACAAATGTATAGCGTCTATAGTATGTTGGAAGAACGGTGCAATTTTCTCACCTGTGTTTGTTACATAATGATAAACACCATCCTGCACAACAAAAGAACGTGCTATCTCCAAAGATTTAGTAGTCCATTCCATAAGTGTAGCAGGGTTGTGAGGGTAAGCAGTAGCCTTAGTAGACCCTGTTATAGTAGTCTGCTTACTCTTAGACTTAACTTTAACTTTATCACCTACCCAAGATAAAGACAATGGGCCACCGTGATACTTTAATACCCCTAAGAAATCTTTAATATTAGTGATAGGTATTTCTTTATCACCTAACTTACAAGTAGCGAAACAAGAAAACCTGTTCAAAGAAGTTACTCCATCCTTAACTAAAGAGACAACCTTTACTTTATTATCTGTGGGTATAAGAAGACATGAATGTACTTGGTCTTGTTGTTTACCCGCTATAGTTTGTGGTCGTCTAACTTTCTCTAAGAGAAGTCTAAGAGTGTCACCATCAATTACTATCATTCTTTACACCTTCGTTTAGGAAAGGAAGGCCATGCCATTTTACTTTAGCATCTTTAACGGTCAATATAGTATGTGTGCTACCTACGTGTTCCATATTACTACCTTTCATTTCTTCTATAGTAGCCTTAACTGCCCACTCACCATCAGAAAAAGATTTGTCACCCTTAACTCCGGCGGCCATGTCAGCCTTCTTCATGTATCTTGACAGGAATATCTGTTGTGAGAAACGACGCATAGTTCCCTTCTCCCAATCCGGTCTTTCTCCAACAACCATTAACACTTTCTTGCCTGTACCGTCATCCATATATTGTTGTACTGCCTTCAAGTGGAAGGTGTTGAATATCTTAGACACAGGTAAAGCATGAAGTCTATCAAGAACGTCACGGTTTAATCTGTTACGCTCTCTCCATTCTTTCTGATTGAAAGAATCATCTTCATTCTCTATAATTCCTTTAGCGAGTAAAGATTGCCTCATAGCAAACTCACACCATTTAAGGAATGTAGACCCACCATCAAATACTATACCACCGTGTTGTTCCGGTTGTTCTGCTATATCTTCTGCTAGAAGGTTGATGAACCACTTAACTTTATTGATAAGGGCCATGTGGTTCACAGAATTATCTTCATGGTAGATAGAATCGTCAGACTCGTCTAGTAAAGGTATAACTCTAATGTTAGTAGCAGTAGGGTACAAGTATTCTACTGTAGCACCTGCTGAATTATCTATATCAAGTATAGTAACGATTTTACCTTCATTAATTTCTTTTTCTAATAATGATAAAGCAAGTCCTGTTTTACAGGAGTTTTCATGTGCTACTAGAGCCATCCTATATTTCTGTACCGTAGTTTTAGGTGTGTTTAGAAGTGACCTATAGTAATCACGGTCATATAATTGTGATGGTGCTTTCGATACTTCTTTCTTTGCTACATTATTAGTGGATTGATTTCCCCAAGTCATATTAATACCTCATACTTCTTTGCTTATAAACTTAGTAGGCGGCAAACTTATTAGTGCGTCAGATAATAATACTAATACCGCTATAGATACTGCACTTCTTATAGAATTTATAGTAACATCAACAGGGTCATAGACTCCTTTCTCTTTCATATCAAAACCTAAGTCATCATCTTCACTGTATTGTATCTTAGGAGACTGTAAGATACCAGCATTGTCTAGTAAAGTTTCTTCCGGTGTAGCAAATGTTTCTTTTATAATCCCTAAAGAACTTTGTTGACCAAAATGCCTAAGTAACACACCACCACCGGCTATCACTCCGTTTCTTTGAGCGGCCCTAACTGCATTCACGGCATCATCTATTCTTTCTTTCCGTTCTCTCAATTCTATTTCTGTGTTAGCACCTACCTTAATAGATGCAACACCGTCAGTTAATCGTGCAATTCTACGGCTAAGTGTTTGCATTTCCCAATTGTTAGTAGTCTCTTCTTGTTTTTGATACAGACTATCAACGTGCGCGTGGTTTACATCATCGTTATCTGTCAATAACATGGTAGTATCTTTACCACAATCTGCTCTCAATACATAACCTAAGTGGTCTTGTTTAACCTCTATAATATTACCACCTAATAACTTAGAAAACATATGTCCACCAGTTTTAGATTGAATATCTCTTAACCAATCCTGTTGTGCTTCACCCATACCTGCCGTCTTTACTATACAAGCATTGATTTTACCTTGCACTACATTAATTAATATATTAGGTAGCATGGCGGGGTTATAATCAGAACAGAAAATTAATAATCCGTTACCGGATTTTATAGATAACTCAAGAGCAGGTACTAGACTTTCAAAATTATCTATCCTATCGTGAGTCAGTAGAACATTAGCGTTTGTAAGAGACTGTGAAAAGTAAGGACTGATAGCACCGGCTTGGACTTCAAGACCGGACTCTATATTAAAAGTAGTTTCAAAACCACTACCGCTTTCTACTGCTATTGCACCTTCTGAACCTACTACTTTCATAACTTCTGCTATAAGATTACCTAGTTCTACATCATTATTAGACGCTATAATAGCCACGTTCTTTAACATATCTTCGTTATCATCTACGGGAATTGCTTCCTTCAATAATTTATCTATGATAATTTCGGCCTCTTCTTTTATAGCGTTAGTTAAACCTACTGCATCTTCTCCTCTGTGGATAGCATCATAACCTATATTACATAGGGCTTGTGCTAATAATGTAGCAGTAGTAGTACCATCGCCGGACTTATGTTGTGCTTGGGATGCTACTTCTTTAATCAAATCTATACCCATTTGTACATATATGTCGGGGTCATTTACTGCTCTAGCAATTGTGACACCATCATTTAATATAAGGGGGAAAGTATTCTCTCTCTGAATGATAACTGTTCGGGCGTTTGGCCCTAGAGTTCCTTTAACTGCATTCGCTACTTTGTTTACTCCTTGTAGTAATTTCTTACTTGCTTCTTTACCTGTTATTAAAGTATCCATTTTATATCACCGCTATAATATCCATATAATTACAATAAGTAGTGATACCTATTGTTTTTAGTGTGTCATCAGCAATAAGAACCCTAGCCCCTACACTTATTGGTGTAGAAACTAGAGAACCTATTGATAGAACAGAGTAAGATGTGTTTATAATTAAACCGCTATCAGATGTGGGTGTTGGTTCAACAATAACATTGTCGCCCAACGCTTGCATTAATCCCACCCTTCTGCATCAACGGAGGTTTCCATAGCCTCTACTTCATCGAAAGGATACCAACCATTTACAGATAGGCGTTGCTCATCTGTGTCACGGGTTCTCCATGTTTGGCCGACTAATAATATCTTAGTACCAACCGCAAAGTCTACTCTACTTCCGTGTTCTGCCGGAACATAAACTTCTACTACAGGGGCAACAGAAGCAATATCTAAATCAGCACAGACTAAAGTGTAACCACCGTTGTCTCTTGGGTCTATATGGATAACTTCTCCGATAACTCCAATCATTCTGTCCCACCAACCGGCTTGACCATTGAATTTGTCATAGTAATCTCGTAGTGCTTCTAATGAAGGTAACATATTTTCTAATCCTAGTATTTTAGGGACTAATCCTGTTCCATCAGCCATGATAGGGGCTTGAGGAAAAATGTCTGCCTTACTAGCATCTTCTGTATGGTCAGCCATGTCTGCTTTCACATAACATCTCTTACCATCTTTACCAATACGTAGAGCCATTGTAAGAGGAGTAAAGGTTGGGTATTGAGCATCAGCCGCTTTACCTTGAGCAGTAACACTCATTATCTTAACCTCATCTGTACTACCAACAACACGACCTAAGAACATAGAAGTTCTTTCTTGTTCATCTTGAGGTCTAGCATTACCGTATTTAAAATTCTTATCACCACTTGGGAAAGTTTTGTTGTTACTATCCCATACACAGTAGAAGTGAGAGTCACCATCAAGACGCATAGCGTGTTTATCTAAATCATTAACTGTAGTAGTTTCTTCACCGAAGAAATCTTCCTTAGCATATCTAGTATAACTACCATCACCATTGTCATTATATAATACAATTTTACCATTGTCTACAAATTGTTGACGTACTTCTTCTGTAGCACTAATCATTTGACTCTTCATTTTATTGTATAGAATTTTACCCCATTCTTTAGGACGTGGTACTGAAATAAACATACCTTCTACTATAGAAGCACCGGAACGGAGTAGTCTTGAATTTTCATTCTTAATTTTACTACCTGCTACCTTTAATGCTAAAGCATAACAATCATCATCTGATTTACCTGCATTCTTCCAAGCATCTCCTTGGGTAGATAGAATTGCTTCTGTCCTAGTCTTTAGCACTCCTATATCTATGTTCAGCGTATTGGCCGTTCTTTGTATTATTTTTTCATCTATCATTTACTTCACCTTTTGGTTTGGTTATATCTCATCGTTCTTACTTCTTTGCTTATAAAGATTCTCATATCATACACATCAGAACAAAATTAGCGAGTATAATATCTTCATCAACACCCATAATAAAATCCCTTTCGGATGCTACTGCCGCTTCTATAACCTTTAATTTACTGGGAGATTTAGCGGAAGAATCCATAGCAAAGTGGAAGACTGACCTAATACTCTCCCTTTTATTATCTTTATCTAGTACGTTAAGTGATGCCTCAAAATCCTTTTCTCTAAAACATAGAGTTAGGAATTGTTGTACATCAAAAGATTCATTCTCTAATGAGTGAATAAAGGAATTTCTTTCATGGGAATTACTGTACGCTTGTAATGCGTTAATAGCATTCCTTAAATCCCCTTTGTGGTTGTTAATTATTAAACCTAAATGATTAGGTGTTATCTCTACACCTTCTATACCCGCTAAAGTAATTAATCTCTGTTCCATATGGAATTCACTAATAGGATTAAACTTAAGAACACGGCATCTTGATTGAAGCCACACACTTACTTTAGATAAATCATTACAGGTTAAAATAAACCACCCATGTGCATTCTCTATCACTCCCTTCAATGCTGATTGAGCGGCGGGAGTTAATTGGTCTGCCTCATCTAATAAAAATATCTGTTTGTAATTACCTGTCCTTGACATAGGTAGTAACTCTTCCTCTACGAACTCAATACCCCTAGTCTTTTTACTACTAGCGTTAAAGATATGTAGAGTCATGTCATGTTTCTTTGCTAAAGCATGAGCAAGGCTAGTTTTCCCTGTCCCTGCTTGTGGACTATAAAATACCATGTGTTGCATACCTGTACCTATGGCATTTATAATATCATCTTGGCCTACTATCTCATCAAAAGAAGGTCTATGTTTTAATGCCCACACTTTACTCATATCTATACTCAATACTTGAAAGGATATAAAGTTAGTGGAATGACTACCCAAACTTATCAAAAGTTTTTTCGATTCTCAAACTCTCTAACATTTTATATAAATCAGATAACTCATACTTAAAATCTACAGGGTTAGTATTGTCTGTCTCTAAAGCGATTAGAATACCTAAACCCATACCTCTAATAAAATCTACAGTCCACTTTTCAGCCATAATTAAATCGGGGTCTAGTAGTTGAATGTCATCCAATCCATCAATGTCAGTAAGGTGTTCAATACAATCCTTTAATACTTTACTGTGCATAATATTATCTTCGGTAAGTATATCTGCTAGTAGTGGGTCTGTTCCGTAGGCTTGCATTTGTTGGAATAAATTAAACATGAGTCTATCCGCGTCCATAATTACTAATACCCTTAGCGTCTTAAATGGCTTTCGTACTTCTTTGCTTATTAAGATGTTTCTGTTACCCTTATACAATGTAAACAAACCTTACTTTCGGGAGGGAAAACTCTTGTTCTACTACACTTACATTTCTGCGCCTTACTCTTTTCGTTAGGTGTCATAACGGTTAAAGAACGTGAAAAAGTTATATCATTTTTACTCCTTATAAGATTCCTGTCAATGTCATAGATTAAGTGCATCGCTTTAGTACCTACTGCATTCTCAACGGGTTCTGACCCAGTTGCTACAATCTGTGGATTCTTAGACATTAAAGCCGCTAAACTATGGGGAGAAGGTACAGTACGAACCGTTTTTCTTTTCGCTAACATATCTGCCATACCTTCCTTAGTCATTTCCCCACACTCAAAAAGAATCTCTACAATAATACGTCTGATTCTTCTATTGTTCGCACTCATATGTTACGGTAATATATAAAAGTATATGAAGGGTATTATTAATCACTATTCATATCTTGCCACATAGCGGCATAGAAAAAGTTTTCTTCTGAACTATCCGATTTATTGTTTGGGCCTTGGTTTTTAGTTATAGTATGAGTCCAACCATAATAAAAAGCATACACACAACCAAATAAATAACCGATAAATATAGCCTGTAATATTAAACTTCCTAAACCCATTCATTCACCTTCTGTTTAGTTTT